GAACAATACTAACAAATATGTATTTATTAATAAAAATAAATACATACATTTAAAACACTATTATGAAGAAATTATGCGTATTAAATTTAATAAAAAGATAAATTCAATCAATGTAATAGATGAATTGAAGTGCAAACTAAAGTGTTTTAGACATTAGTTTTTTACTCTTTGATTTTTTACGTGCGCGTAGATTCTTTTCAGTAGCATCTGCTAAATGATTTAACAGATCTTCTGTTGAGATATTGGATGGATATATAATTTTTTGTGAAAATTTATTAAATACGATTACATCAATAGAATTGTATGATTCGCCTCCTCCAAACATAATACCTGACCCATTTGCGTATTGTGGTAATAATAGATTACCGACTCCTTCTAATGCTTCTTGAATTACACCGAGTACTTGTTCCTTGATTGCTGTTTTGCTTGCTGATATAACTAAAGTAATGACTGCAGCTGATGCTGTAGTTGGTAACGGAGCAGCAAAAAAACCAACAATTGGTATATTTGTGGGTATTAATGAAAATGCAATCATTCCTCCTCCAGCAGCTACTAATCGTTGAGCTACATTTGCAGCCATGTTCGCCATTATATATATTGTATAAAATAAAATATATGTAATTATTATGTCCACGTATACCGAAAAGGAATACAAAAGCGGCGAAGGTATGCTTACAACTGTGTGGGGTCCAAGTTTATGGCATTTTTTGCATACGATGAGCTTCAATTATCCAATTGAACCAACCAATGAACAAAAAAAATATTATATGAACTTTATTTTAAGTTTGAAAAACATTTTACCTTGTAAATATTGTAGAATAAATCTAACAAAAAATTTCAAAGTAGTACCATTAAAGATGTCATCTATGAAAGATAGAGAATCATTTTCTAGATATATATATGCATTACACGAACATATAAATAAAATGCTTGGTAAAAAATCAAATTTATCATATGAAGATGTAAGAGAAAGGTATGAACATTTTAGAGCAAGGTGTACCGTAAAACGCGTAGTTAAAGAAAAAGGTTGTACCGAATCTTTGTACAAAGGTGAAAAATCTAAATGTATCATAAAAATAGTTCCACAATCTAAAAAATGTAATACTTTTCAAATGAATAAGAGTTGTAAGAAAAAATTAATTAAAATTTACTAAAATCATTCAAAATGGGTAATGGCATGTAATTTTGCATTGACTGAGATCTATAATTTGGAACTTTTTTACATTCAAATGCTGGCTCGGGACATCTCTCGCATGCAGGACATGGTTGTGTATCTTTTGCAGGTGAAGGAGTGGATACGGCACTTGGTACAGCTGCCATTGGCGTATCCGAACCCGCCATTCCAAAATTAACTGGCGGTGGTAATGAAGTAGGTGGCGCTTTTGTTTGAATTGGTTCGGGTAATCGTCTAGACATATCTGATACTGTAATTCCAGAATTAACTGGTTCATCAAGTGGTTTAGTAGGTTCTTGTATCTGGACATCTTCGGTGTTACTATCCCATTTTGATTCAGTATAATTTGTTTCGTCCCAACTATTATCTTCTTCTCGTTGATGCTCTACGTAATCATTATTTTTATCATCTTCGTGTTTATCATTATGTTCATGTTTTGCCCATTCATCATACCACACTTTATCTTCAAATGTTGGACACGATGGGCACGTAGGAACTACAATTTCGGTTTTCAATATGTAATCATCCATATGGTCTTCATCATAATGAGCAAATTTAAGTACTTTGTCGTGACATTCGGGTACAATTTCTCCAGAACACCCGATAGCACTATCAAATCCTTCATGTAGAGGCTTTATTTGCATGGATCCCAAAAAAGCAAATAATAGAGTTACTCCAATTAATATTATGGTAAGAACTCTAACACTATTGAATAATTTCATATATTTATAATAGAAAAAAAATATTACTATATTATATGCCTAAACAGTCAACTGCAAAAAACTCTGAAAATGGTGGTATCATGGGTTCTGGAATTTTTGGAATGTTTGGTACAACCATACAATGCCCTGCAAGCGATACATCTATGTATTGTAGTTTTATGAAAATATTTAATTTAATAATGGTTATAGGTTTTATTCTATTTATTTTGTATACAATTTATATTATGTTTATAGCTCCTTCATTCAATAAGAGACGTTAGGCGCTACACATAGTACATTCGGGTTGTAATGTAAACTGCTGTGCCTGATGTTTAGGTTTTCTTCGCAAATAATACAATCCTGTTTTTAAACCTTGCTTCCACGAATATATATGCATGCTTGTCAATATCTTGTAGTTTGGCTCTTCTATCCACAAATTCATTGACTGACTTTGACAAATATATGCCCCCCTATCTCTCGCCATATTGATAATATGTTTCATTGGTATTTCCCATACAATTTTATACTTTTTTTTAATGTCTTCTGGTATTTCCACAATTTGTTGTACAGATCCCTTGTTTTCAATAATTTTTTCCTTTAATTTCAAATTCCATATTCCCAAATCAATTAATTCTTTCATTAGATATTTATTGATTACAATAAATTCCCCTGCCAATGTTCTTCTCGTATATATATTGCTCGTGAAGGGTTCAAAACATTCATTGTTTGATAATATTTGACTAGTTGATGCTGTTGGCATTGGGGCCACGCACAATGAATTACGTACACCATAACGAATTACTGATTCGCGTAGAGTATCCCAATCATATAATTGTGGACGAACTTTCCACAAATCAAATTGAAAAATACCCTTGGAAATAGGCGACCCTTCAAATGAACTATAAGGTCCTTCTATCTTGGAAATTTCCATGCTTTTTTCAATAGATGCATAATATATGGTTTCAAATATGTTTTTATTTATTTTAACTGCTTCATCACTCTCAAAAGGAACATCCATCATAGCAAATGCATCAGCCAGACCCTGGACACCGATGCCAATTGGTCTATGTTTTGTGTTACTATTATGCGTCTTATCCGTTGGATAATAATTCACATCAATTAATTTATTTAAATTATTTGTAACAATCTTAGTAACACGTTTTAACTTTTCATAATTAAACTTTTTATTTTCTACCATGGATGATAGAGAGATACTAGCCAAATTACAAACTGCGCTTTCAGTTGCATCGCTATATTCTACAATTTCACAGCAAAGATTAGACGATTTGATAGTACCCAGATTCTTTTGATTGCTTTTCACATTACATGCATCTTTATATAACATATAGGGTGTACCAGTTTCCATTTGACTGTCCAATATTTTAAACCACAAATCACGAGACTTTATCTTTTTAATAAAATTACCCGCTTCTACATAACGTTCATATGATCTCTTGAAATCATCACTATATATATCTGCCAATCCAGGTGATTGATTCGGACACATCAAATACCAATCTTCATCCTTTTCAACTTTTTCCATAAATAAATCAGGTATCCAAAGTGCGTAAAATAAATCTTTTGCCCTCATTTCTTCATCACCATGATTCTTTTTTAAATCTAGAAAATGTTCAATGTCTGCATGCCAAGGCTCCAAATAAATCGCAAAACTTCCATTTCTTTTACCTCCACCCTGATCTACATATCTTGCGGTATTATTGAATACGCGCAACATTGGCACGATCCCGTTTGATGTTCCGTTTGTACCATTTATATGACTTCCTTCTGCACGGATATTATGCATATGCAACCCAATACCACCTGCCCATTTTGAAATATTTGCACAATCTTTTAATGTATTAAATATACCATCTATACTATCATCTTCCATACCAAGTAAAAAACACGAACTTAGTTGTGGACGCGCTGTTCCAGAATTATATAATGTTGGTGTTGCATGAATAAATTCTTTCAAACTTAAACAGTCATATGTTTCCTTTACCATATCCATATTTTCACCATGTATTTGAATGGCTACTCTCATCCACAAGTGCTGAATTCTCTCCACAACAACATCATTTCTTAACAAATAAGCTCGTTCTAGTGTTTTGAATCCAAAATAGTCTATTAGAAAGTCGCGAGAATGATTCATAATAGAATTTAAATAAACATGATGTTTTTTTACTATGTTACAATATTGTTCAGATAAATATCCTGATTTTACTTTCATAACACATGTTAATATAGACGGATCAACTTCTTTTTGATGATTTGATACACATATTAAACTAGATAATTTTGAATAGTCGTAATGATTTGAACCCAATGCAGCACATATTTCTGCCATGAGTTCATCTATTTTCTTTGTTGGTATATTGTCATATAACTGGTCTACAACTTTGCTGACTAGGCTTGCATATTGAATGTTCAAATCTGGGTCAAGCTGCTTTAAACGGGTTACTATCTTATCATATGATAATTCTTCAACATTACCATTTCGTTTAATAACGTTCATTACACTATTTCATCAGTTTTTTTTATATCTATTTTATTAATTCTTCTCTTCGGAGCTCGCATAGTATAATCTCCTAAACGTTCTACACATATTGTGTTCCAGATATCCTGTAAATGTGGTATAGCGTAATCAAACCACGCCTTATTCCTTTTAATTAATACACACGAATATATATCCAATTTCCAGTATATCGTTTTAATCCAATTACTATTTTGAGTCATGTTTAAATCTAACCATTCGTTCAATTCTTGCTCATTGGTTATAGTAAATGGCATGTATACATATGCATATTCTTCATTTTTCACAAACTCCATGATACACCCCTTCATTTTATCATCCTTTGATACAAACAATGACTCGTTACTATCTTGTAAAAAATCATTATAGCTATCGTATTCGGTCATCTTTGTTTCTACAAAATCGGCTTCTGGTAAATCACATACTTCCATCTGCAATAATGTTTGTGTATAATAATCTTTTTTAGGGATACCAGTTATCTCTCGCGACACTACATTTTTAATTTCAATCATTCTACCAAAATTATTTTTACCTACAACTATTCCGTCAGGTGATGCGGCTAAAAATGGATATAATGGGTGTTCTATACACCCAAAATCAACTATACTAGTATCATTTTTATTTTCATAAATAAGTCTAGTTAGTGGTTCGTACTTGTGACCCCACGTCATTGGATTTTCATTAAATGATGGGGAGTTTTTATGCGCAATTAGTGGTTTGCATTTCTCGTAAATTAATTGATTTTTATTCGCTTGTGTACCAAACGCCTTCCATGCATTACTCGCCGTTATATGTTGATGTCTAAATTCATACCATTCAGGTGTTTTTTGTTGTGGTTGGGGAATATTTTGTAAATGTAATATGTGTTCATGTGGAATGGTATGAATAGTGGGTTGCGTTGGTCCACTTCTTTCTAATCCTAGTTCAATCAATATTCTGCTTATATTCGCATTATAGTACTCTTTATCAAATGGTGTACTCTTTACAATTTCATTGAATATCAAATCATTATAATTAGGATCTACGATCCATTCTGGGTGATTTGTCACATGACTAGGTATATTATCTTTCAAAAAAACTTCCAAGTCCATTACATAATCAATATAAATATGTTTATATTCATTAAATAATCTTTTTAGTCTTTTTTTTACTTTGAGGTTGCTCTAACACGATATTGAATTTTCTTGTATCTGTATTAAATAACAATCCCCCTATTTGATCAATATTTCCATTCTCTTGATTATATGATAATTCATTGTTCTTGCTTAATTTTTTTCTATCAATCATTAAATTAAAAAAACGAATTGCAGTATTACATTCATCTTCATTTAAATTATGTTTAGATACAAGTGTTTCTTTAACATATTTTTTAATCTTTTTTAATTTTTCAGTCTTGGATAATTTAGACCACACTGCCTTTTTATTATTCTCAATATCCATGTTTAGAAATTTGTTTAGTGTTTCTTCCGTTGCATCTGGAAAAGTATCTATATTTGCTCCAGTTGATATCAAAGTCCTGTATTTTAAGCTGTTGTACTCTTTACACTCATCCTTATTTTCTTTGGCATCTTTACTCATTTAAATATATTATATAATATATGTTTAACTGGTTATATGAAACAAATAACTTTATCCGACAATTCTAGAAAAAAAAAATATATATTGGACATAGATCAATTGGAAATATTAAAACAACTGAGAGATAATACAGAAATTAATAATAATTTTAATAATGAATTGAAAGCAAAATTCAATGCATATAAAAATCAAGATAAGATAAAGCACAAATATGATGAAGAAAAACATATTACTTATACGCAAATGATTCAAAAGTTATACGAATCCCAATTAAAATGTTATTACTGTAGTTGTTCATTGCTCATTCTTTTTAACAACAAGAGAGAAGGCTGCCAGTGGACATTAGAGAGAATGGATAACAATATTGGTCATTATGATTCAAATACATGTATTGCTTGCTTGAAATGTAACTTGAAAAGAAGAACTGACAGTCATGAATATTTTAAACAAGGAAAACAGCTTACTTTAATTAAATTAGATTAATTAAAATTTAAACAGGATTTATTTTTATATACAATGAAATATGAGAGTCAAAATGACCTTTTATTGAACAAGTTGATGATTTTTTATAATGCAAATGATAATCTAAATAAAATGCTTTGCATTATAAATGGTGAATCTAAGATTTCTCTCCGCATTGTAGATTGGTTTTCTACAAATTATGCGAAAAAATGGTTTACTGTATATGATCTAGATACGTGTCCTCGTTTTAGAGTCTACAATGATTATAAATTAAAATTAAAAGCATATTCCAAGCGCCGGTTTGATCCATTTTGCAGATGGGATAGAATTAAAGTACCTTTTGGCGATCAACAGTATAGCATTGAGACAACGATAGGCCAATTAAACTTTTTTAAATGGGCAATTGAAAATAAAATTATTGATTATATTGAGCAAAATTATACAGATATTGAATTTGATATGAATACAAACAACAGTATATCTAAATCAAAAAAACATAACGATTCTCTTGGTAAAACACGAAAGCGGAGAGAAGAACTTTCAATATCGGCTGCAAAATGTATGAAAAAAGAAAAAGTAGATATAGTGGTAAAATTCGTTTAAAATAAGGCTTTATATAATTATAATGGGTAATGTATATTCTTCCTTTTCTTCACATACTTTTGATACAATACAAAACAAAATTATGTGCAATAGCGATATTGTTTTGATAAGTACTCTTCCGGAAAATGAACAAGGATGTTTAATCAAAAATACGATTCATGCTAATAAAGAAACTGAATTTATGAATAACTTGTTGAACAAGGACAAGAAAAAAGAAATCATTGTTTACGGAAGAAACCACCGAGATTTGAAAGTTACTGAAAAGTACAATCAGCTAAAAAAGTTGGGGTTTGTAAATGTGTATATTTATTTTGGAGGCTTATTTGAATGGCTTTTACTGCATATTGTTTATAAAGAATTTAACTTTCCAATTGACGGTAATTTTAACGAAAATGAGTTGTTAAAATATAAATAATTTATAATGATTCAAATATAAAATCGTCGTTAATATTCATTATTATTTTGTAATTTAGCGATTTAATATAATTTATAACTTCATCTCGTGTTTCTGTCATGTTTTCACTTTTTCTTTTAGAATCATTCCATAATTCTATAATAATTATTGGTTTATTTTTTCTAATTTTGTTTTCAGAACCCAATAAAAATTGATATTCAAAACCTTCAATATCTACTAATAATATATCAAAATTGTCTATTTCCATGTTATCTAATTTATTTATTTTATTTTTAATTTTTTTGTCTGTTAAATTTGCAGACCGAATATTATTTTTGATATCATCCTCAGTAAAAACATGCATTCCGCCAGAATTATTTATAACACGATTTATATTTTCAACAGGACATAATTTTTCTTCGCTCATAAAATATACATCTTCTTCGCTATTGCCTAGAGCTATATTATAAGCTTTTACATTTGTTATGTTATTAAGCTTTATATTTTCACACAAATGAATATATGTATTAGGATACGCTTCAATTGCAGTTACTTCATCAATATAAAGAGAAATAGGCAGACAAACACTACCAATATGAGATCCCACATTTAAAAAATGTTTTAATTTTTTTTCTTTTATGTATTTAATTATTATATCTACTATTTTTTTGTTCCATTGCTCGCCATTCATTAATACATTTTGTATACAATCGTTTTTATTATTTATAAGATATTTTATATTATAAACAGTTTCTGTAATCATTATAAATAGTTATATTTGTTTTTTATATATTTTTATTAATATATGAATTATAATTTTATTAATAAATTATTAATAAAAAATGATGAAAGAATTATTCCGTTAAATATTTTTCAAACATGGCATACACTGAATTTGCCATTAGATATGAAACAAAATGTAGAATTATTAAAAATGCAAAATACAGAATTTAAACACTTTTTGTACGATGACGCCATGTGTAGAGAATTTATAAAAAATAATTTTGATGAAAATGTTTTATATACTTTTGATAAACTTTCTCCTGGAGCATATAAAGCAGATTTGTGGAGATATTGTATACTATATATTCATGGTGGAATTTATTTAGATATTAAATATCATTGTGTAAATAATTTCAAATTAATAAAACTAACCAACAAAGAATATTATGTAAATGATCTTCCGTACTGTGGCGTATCGGGAATTTATAACGCATTATTGGCATGTAAATCAAATAATGTGATTTTACACAAATGTATATATAAAATTGTGGAATTAGTTAAAAATAATAGTTACGGGCGCAACGCATTGGGTGTAACCGGACCTCACATGATGACTGAATTTATTGATATAAAACAATTGGTTTTATCATTTAATGGCAATCAAATTATATCAACTAAACCAATATTAACAATATATAACACGTATAGAAAAGAACAACATAAATATGCGTTAAATAAATATTACAGCAATATGTGGGATGAAAAAAATATATATAATTATCCAACATTAAAATCACGACGTGAAGTAAACTATGCACGAGTAATTAAAAAAAATATATCAGGAAAAGAAGTTGAATTATATTCGGGAACACCTACTATTATTGAAATGAACGACTCGTATTTGATAAACATTAAGTGGATAAATTATAGATATAATGAAGATGGTTCAAAAAAGGAAATTCCTAAGACATGGATTTCAATAAATAGTAGATTTACAGTTGATATGGATTTCAATAAAATAAGCGATGAAATATTTTTAGAAGAAGAATATCCACTTGATTGGCGGCCATGCATTGGTCTAGAAGATATAAGAATTTTTAAATATAACGACACTTATTACTATATTGCGACATATTTTGATAATAAAAGGAACGTAACATCTGTATCAAGTAACATATATGAAATTATGGATACATACAAATTAAAAAGAAATATCATTTTACCTACTATGTATGATTTAAATATTAAACTAGTTGAAAAAAATTGGTCATTTGTCAAATATAAAAACGAATTATGTGTTGTATATAAATGGTTCCCAATGCAAATTGGAATGATTGATTATACAACAAATTTGTTAAATATAATAGAACAAATGAATGCACCAGAATATTTCAAAGAAGCACGAGGTTCCACGTGCGGGTATACAACAAAAAATGAAATCTGGTTCGTACTACATAAAGCACAACACTCCGACAAATATCAATTCAATTATCAGCATTTTTTCGCAGTATTTGATTTAGATATGAATTTACTTCGTTATTCTGAATTATTTAAATTTGGTGATTGTAAAGTTGAATTTTGCACTGGGTTGATAGTAAAAGACGATACTGTTATATTATCATATAGTTTAATGGATACCCAGAGTTTCGTTTCTGAATATACACTAGATGATATCAATAAAATTAAATGGTACAAAATTGAAAGTGAATAAATACATTATTATATATTAAATTATAATGTCTCAGGCAAAAGTTTCCACTCAGTGCAAATTGACCAAAGCTGAATGGATTTGGATGGAGCAAGCCGTCCCCGATAAAGAAAAAATTATTCTCAATATGATTAAAAATAGTCATGGGATGGTAATATATTTATATCAAACTATCTCATCTCTCGTTAAATTAGATCATGAAGAAAAGGACTATTATATTTATACAGTATTACTCCAAGATTCGGTTGATCAATTATCAAAAAAATATAATATTCCTACAATCGTATTGACAAAACCCAAAAAGAAATTGAATGCTGCCGATACAATACGGTTAACAAGTCAACAAAAAAAAATATCCGAAAATGTTGAGACAAATTTACTTGATATGATACATAAATTATTAAAAGAGCTCAGCAAGAGTAAAAAAGAATATTACTTTTACAATATATGCCATATATATAAAATTTACAAATTGAATTACTATGTTGCTCAATTTGTAAAATCAATTATAGATAAATATTCCAAAACAATGGATATTGTACATTTCTTGGAAAATACTGAAAAATTTTTAGAAACCAATACTATATTTGATTACAACCCTTTACAATTGTACGAACATCAAAAAACAATACTTGCTATATTTGAAGATACGTCTACGCCAAAATGTGTATTTTATCGCTCGCCAACCAGTTCGGGAAAAACACTTACTCCTATTGGCTTGTGTGAAAAATTAAAGGGTATATTCGTTTGCCCGTCGCGCCATATTGCACTAAGCTTGGCTAAAAGTTCTGTGAATGTTGGGCGAAAGGTTGCATTCGCATTTGGATGTTCTACGCCCGAGGATGTTCGTTTACATTATTTCTCAGTAAATACGTTTTCAAATGATAAATTTAAAAGACCCAACCACAGTGATGGGCAAAAAGTAGAACTCATGTTTTGCGATATTAAATCCTACGAAATTGCAATGTTATATATGACTTCATTCTTTGACAAAAATAATATGTTTGTATTTTACGATGAACCAACTATAAAAATGAATGAAACTTATGACGAACTACATGACGATGTTAAGCGTATATGGGAAGTAAACGTTATTCCCAATATTATACTATCGTCCGCCACATTGCCAAGTCAAACAGACATGCAACCTATTATTGATAGATATATTAGCAAGTATTCGGGTGAAATACATTATATTGATACATATGATGAAACTACCAACGTCTCTCTACTAGATACAAATGGTGCGGTTGTTATGCCACATAATGTATTTAAGAATATTACAGAAATTGAAACATTTATTGAAGTACATGGAAAAACACATATGAAATTTCTCAGCGTAACTGAATGTGCAACATTTATATTATATTTGTGCAAACACGTATTTCTCAACAATGAATTAATTATTTCACATTTTGAAAAAGTGCAAAATATTAATACGAAAAGTATACGTGAATTATATTATATTGTTCTTCAAAAAATTAAAAAATCAGATTACGCATTTATATTACAAAACTACGAATCTTTCAAAAAGACGAAGCGCATTGAAATTGGTATTGAATTAACAACACGCCATAGTTATACATTAACTTATGGACCGACAATGTTTATATGCGAGGATATTAACAAATGGGTTACATATTTTGTAGACAATAGTGGTATACACGGTTCTGCTTTTATGGATTTAGACAAATCAATATCATACAATAACGATCTCATTGAAAAAATTGTCAAAAAGAAACAACAATTAGAAGATAATACTAGTAAGGATGAGAAAAATGAAAATAAGATGAAAGATCAGAGGTTTGATCCAAATACGAAACTGTTGATTCAAGAAATAGATAAATTAGAGACAATGCTCAAACCAATACACCTAAATAGTTTGTATATTCCCAATACTCGCGAACATTTTAGTAAATGGTCTAATAAAAGATTTGAAGATTCTAATGTATTTACAAGTCGCGTTGATGAGAATTATGTAAGAAAAATTATGAACCTACGAGTCCATACAAATTATAAAATATTACTTCTAATGGGTATCGGTATATTCAATCCTAGTGAAATATTAGAAGAGTATAATGATATTATGAAAGAGCTTGCAGAGGATAAACAACTATTGTTCATTATTTCAACAAGTGATTTCATGTACGGAACAAACTATCAATTCTGCCATGCTATATTCGCAGAAGAACTAAGTAATGTAACCCAAGAACAAATCATACAATCTATTGGAAGAGTTGGCCGTAAAGAAAAAAATAAACTATTTACATTTCGTTTTAGAGATAATAACCGTATTATAGATCTATTTGTAAAAACAAACACAACTGAAGCAGATAACATGAACAAGTTATTCATATAAATGAAAAAGAGTATAAACATTTTGAATTATATTTTTTAATGGAAAATCAATTTAATAATTTCATTGAATATAAAATTTCAAAAAGAAATGATATAATTATTTTTTTATTTCATGTAAAAAAAGAACAACCTACACCATTTGAATGGACCTGTGCAATAGAAGATTTTAAACAGAGAATGGATGAAATTGAACAATTAAATATTAACTTTGTTTATGTACTGGATATTCGCTTAATGGGATTATTATCAATATCACAAATTAAAGAATTTTCTGCACTTCTTCTAACAAGAAGTGGTTTTATAGAAAAAAATTTGATTTGCTCAACTGTAGTTGCAGAAGGCGCTATCATTAAAAAATTATTTGAAATTGTTAAAATGTTCTATAAAACCATCAAGCCATTGAAAATAGTAAATACTATGGATCAATCAGACGTATTTATTGAAGAGTGTAAATTAAATTTTAAATAACCAGATAAATGCGATTACATCATATGCCGGTGTAAAATATCTGAGTCTCCTTATATTTTCTTTGAATTTTGGTACCGTTTCTGGTAGTAAACAGCTCACCTCGTTCTTAGCTACATCATTTCCCGGACCCCATCCAAATTGTCCGGGCTTGTATCTTCCTCCAAATGAATGTGTTGTCATAATCGGAATTGCAGCTGCTTCATATATAGCATCTGGGAGTCCCTTGCTTTTTGTTAATTCCATGTATTCATTCAGCTTAGACAACCCAGCATTATAATCTTCTTCCGACATATTTTGATTCAAATACTTGTAGTCTATGATTGAATTGCCTTCATTCACTCGTAGTGCAAAATGTGGATTTGGATCCGGCCTACACGCTATAAACATTCCGGTATTGTTAATTAGCGGTGACATACATACATCGTTTGCCATTTCTCGGTAAGGCGTATCCATCATATAAAGGGGATTTGGAATCAAAACATGTCTTGAAACATTCACTGATACATTTATGCACGTTGTACCCCGAACATCTCTTATAAATGTATTCCATGCATTCGGGACATTCACCAACTTTCCAGGCTCGTCAGTTTGCTTTTGATTTATGCCTGCACCCAGTGTACAATCATCATTTGCGCCAACTGTTATGACGCGAGTATTTGGTGTTTTTTTCAGACACCTTGAAATAGATGCAAGTGTGCAACTATGAATCGGTCCACAGTTCAAGTACCCATCTAATTCCATATCTATCTCTACTCCGTCTTCTACAAATATAATAGTATTGGTTAGTGTTCTGAACGGAACATTGAATTCGGCTCCTTCAAAACACGGAAATATGCTTTTCAAATATTCAAGCCTAGTATTTGGTGTATGGTACCCTCCAGATATAATGATAATGAAATTTGCTGTTGTATTCAACGCCCCATAACGTAATGCAATAAGATCGTCGGTATCTTCACATGGATCAGATGACCATGCGTAAGTACCTTCTGATTCAAATAGATTTTTCCCGGTAATCATTTCAATAATCTTTTCATTCAGATCATCTACTATGGCTTTATCAGGGATCTGGTTGTAGCGAGTAAGAGCGAGTTCGTATACTTGTTCAGGAGTCATTTTTTGCTTAAAAATATGGTATTTATTTTTATTCAATTTTTTGATATAAATATAATTTCATAAATACGTTCATGAAGGCCGATGAATTCAGAATGTATAATTCTTTCAAGCCAATTAAGGTAGAAGAAAAAAATTATATATTATTTTACGATGATACTGAACTAAATTTGGAAAAAAAACTAAATAGATATTCTAGTTTTAGTTTTTATCCTTGGTTCATGAATAAACACGATTTTAAACATTTTGTAAAATCAAATCGCATACATTATATTGAAAAATTGAATTATCCAAATAATGAATAAAATTTGTAAAATGTACATGTACACTGTCCACGTAATATTAAATGAGCCATACACATTTAATTTTACTGATAAATACAGTCTTAAATATATGAAAAGTCGTTCTGTAAAATATATTATCGCTATTATATACACCGACGAGTTACTAATACTCCGCGATAGTAGATATAATTATTTATTCAAAGAAATAAATGAAAACGATTATCGTTGTTTAAAATACAATAAAACTGATATGATATCTGAGTTTAATAAAAACCCTAACAAATTTACATTTTGTTCTATTACAAATGTATATAGCTTGCCTGTATTGCCAGGATATGTATACGACCCTCTTTCAAAAATACACAAAAGGGTCAAAGATCTAAATATTGAATAAATTCTTCAATCATGGGAAATATTGTCTTGATCGCTTCAGCGCAAGCAAATGCTACTTCTCTATGCTCTTTTTGAGTACCATTTCCACATCTTAGTTGTATATAGTGTACCCATGATCTTAGTGTACCATTCATATATAATCTTGATAACGTAAGGCCCTCTGGCAATACTGCTCTTGCCTGTTCTTTTGCAATCCCATTATCTATTGCCCACTTGTAGGCCTGATTTGTTTGCTCAATTATATTTTGTTGTTGTTCTTCCCAACGTTGTTTTAATTCAATATTGGTGGTTTCTATACTATTCTGTCTATTTTTTTTATCTTGTTGCCTTGCTTCCTTTAGTTCATTGCCTAAATCTGCAATAGCATATCGTTGAGAGAATTCCTGAAAAGAAAAAGAGCGATGTCTTAAAATCTGCCTTGCAATATCTCTCGTTGTTTCTATCTCTAAACATATACTAACCATTTCTAGTGGAGACCAGTGCTGATTTTTAATAAGATACCTTATCAGTTTTTCATTTGTTTCCGTGTTATTCTGGTTTGTAGGATTAGACACTCTTGCGCAATATGCTACTAGGTCTTGTACAGATTCATGTTCCGACTTAGAATAACTTATTAGTTGAACCTTCATTCATAAGTTATACTAAATATATTTATATCATTTTTTTTCCAAATCCTAACCATAAAGCGACGGAAATCAAACTACCCACGACAAAGCCATTACCTGCGTTTGATAAAGTTTTACCTATGCCATAATAAAATCCAAATGGAAATAATATGTAAGTAATAAAAATATAAAATAACATAATATTCATGTACGTTTGTTTTTTGTCCATTATATTTACTTTCTATTTTATTTATATATAAAAACAAATTATTATCATATTCATGTTGACTCATAAATCTGTTATGAAATATATGGAAAGGGCTTCAATCATGAAACATTTGCCACCATCTTTTAATAAAATAATCATTAATTTATTTTACGAACCTTCTACTCGTACATCTTGTTCATTCCAGGTTGCTGCATATAAGTTAGGATGCAAAGTAATAAATATAACTGATAAATATTCTAGTGTAGAAAAAGGTGAAACGCTTGAAGATACGATTAAGACATTGAATTCGTATGGAGATGTTATTGTTTTGCGTCATCCTGAGAAAGATTCATTTGAAAGAGCACGAGCTGTATCCAAAATTCCAATCATTAATGCTGGGAACGGTAATGGCGAACACCCTACTCAAGCTCTATTAGACATATATACTATTTATGATGAATTATTAAAACATAATATTAAGGTAGGTGACGACTACATCACGGTTACTTTTGTAGGAGATCTAAAAAATAGTCGTACTGCTCATTCACTTATAAAAATATTAAAAAATATTCGTTTCGTGCAATTGATTTTTGTTAGCCCGCCTGGGTTGGATCTAGAAGACGAAGATGCGATTACAAATATACAATTGCGTGAAGCGATAGGTATTACAGATGTACTATATGTTACTAGGGTTCAGAAGGAGAGATTTTCATGTGAACAAGAATATCGGGATATAGTTGATCATTACGACGACTATCGTGTAACGCCTGAGTTGTTAAAATATGCTAAACCTGAGGCAATTATTATGCACCCGTTGCCTCGCGGTGACGAATTATCTGTAAGCGTTGATTCCGACCCACGTGCTGTTTATTTTAAACAAGTTGAAAATGGTGTCTACATGCGGATGGCAATATTGGAAAGTATTTTATAATTATATTTGTCGTTTTAGTTTATTTTTTGACGTGTTTGATTTTATCTTACTTTTTGATTTTAACTTAGTTTTTAACGTCTTTGCTTTTGTGTCGCGATTTTCAATTGCCTTATTTTTATAATGAAATAGAAATTTATATAATTCTCTTTCATTCATAGTGTAACATTCATACTCATTTCCAAAATCACTATTATGTATTTTATGTATTTCTTTTAGTCGGCTTTTATCCAATAAAAATAAATAATCACCGTTTATTACATGGCCAGTATCATTAAATATTTTTAAATCTTCCAAAGCAAAAAATAATAATTCATATACCATTTTATCAAAACCATTACCTAACCAGTTTGTTTTACATTTTGTTTTCATTGTAAGAATATTTCTTCTTTTTGCTTCATCAATAAAAATAGGTATAGTAATATCATTGATACTTCTTTTAACAACTTCTGTAGGTTCGCCGGGTTGACCAGCTACACGTGCCGCTTCAACCCCCAGCCCAGCCAAAATATAATTACTAGGTTTCCAATTACCGAATAAGTCCATTATACTATAGATAGAAAATTGAACGATGAATTTTATAAAATGGTTTGTAAAAGATGTCTATTACAAACTATTTTGGAAAACCTCGCACGAAATATGTGCCGTACAAGAGCCCTTATACGTTTGATAATTTTATTTGGTCTGACACAGATAAAATTATTTCTTTTGGTGGGTTAAATGACCCTGACGAAGTAACTACAAGAGCACACACACCACAACCTCTTGTACCAAATTTTGTATCAAACATTCATTACGAAGATATTGAATCATATAAATCATTATATGGGGCTAATACTTATGCATTAAATAATATACAGTATATGTTTAATGAACTATTGAAAAAATGTATGAAATGGATAGAACAACCTTTGTGGGGTTTAAATAAATTAACACCAGTAATAAATATATACCATATCATTATATTGAAACTATCACACGTTGATAAACACGTTGAACATCATGAAAAAATCATTGCCTCATTGTGTGAAGATAATCTATCCTTGAATAATCGTATCAAGGCATTAGAACAAAGATACGAGCATCAATCACATATACCTGTTGCTGAACCTATTACTGTCGCTGAAGCTGTATTAAAATTATAATTAGTCGCTTCCGAAATAGCCGCCTTTTCCGATTTTAAAATCGGTAAGTCTAGTGATAATATCATCTTTATCTCTCATAATTTCTTTAATTAGATCCTTGATGGAGATCATTCCAATAAACTCGTTATTTGAGTCATCAATAACCAATAGGTGCCGAATATCCTTAATCAACATCTTATTCATACACTGTTCCAAAGTATCATTTTTCTTTGCAATAATAATATTAGGCGTATATGTACAAATATGTTTCACCCAAACACATGAATCATCTTTACCTAAGGCAGAAACTTTGTTGATATAATCACGCTCTGACAATACACCTGTAACTTTATTTTGGGAGTCTGTTACAGCAAGGCACCCAATATTGAATGTAGAAAACATTTGTACTGCCTTTCTTGCGCTATCTTCTTCGCTGATCTTGAAATCAATCTTGTGATAGCATGAATTTTTAAATACGGATAATGCCGTAACCTGATTGACTGTTGAAAAAAAACGAGTACGAATCATTACAACTATATGTAATTATTATTTTATATTATTTTATTATATGAATTTGAGGTTTGATTTTGGATTTTCATATTGGATATTTGTTTGGTATATTTTTTACGTATATAAATTAACTTCTTATAATCCAAAAATTGCTCTTATGTTAGCACTGATTGAAAATGCAATAACACTTTTTTCAATGATTTACTATAAAAATAAATTATTTTATATAATATTCTTTTGTATATTGAATACATTCATTAAAGTATTACCAATATGGTATTTATGGAATACTGCATTCAGGTGGATTGATTTTTATGCATCCGTCGCCTTATTTATTGTTTTTTTGATATGGTTAACTATAAATAATGTTAGTTTTGTAGAATTAGAGATTGAAATGCACGAAGAATTAAAAAGAGGTAATCCAGGAGGGCCTGCAAATTATTACGCAGAAAAATATTTAAACATAAACAATATTTTTACTTAATGTATCTATATTTTTTAAATTGGATAAAATCATTTTTTTCAAAAAAATATATTTCTAATAAAAGTGCTACATTTGTATCAAGACCAAGAAACATTATTACTATAAGTCCATCCGGTTTTTATGGATTTTATGTTATGGGTGTTTGTTCTTATATAAAAGACCATTATGATACTAGTAATTATGTTTACTCTGGTGCATCGGCTGGTTCGTGGATGACGCTCATATTGGCTATGAAAGGAAAATCAGAACTTATGAAAGATACCATTGTACAAAATGATTTTTATAAAAACAAAAGTGTGTCTCAAGTGCTAAGTATCATCAGAGAGAAAATATCAAACACTTTTACAGTAGATGATTTTTATCTAGAACGGTTATATATTGGTGTATTCACACTTGTAAATACTCATATATATTTTGACTTTACTGGACTAGACGATGTATTAGATTGCTGTATAGCAAGTTCTAACATTCCATTTATTACTGGTTCGTTATTTTACACTTATAAAAATGCATGGGCGTACGATGGCGGATTTAGTGAAAACCCTTATTTAGATTCGGGAGTATTACATATTCATCCCAATATTTGGGGTCAAAATTCAAATATCATATTCAACATTTATAAAAAAGATTACTACAATTTGGAAGAATTATACGAACGTGGTTACCAAGATACGGCAAAATATGGAAAAGAAACACTTGATGCAATATTTAAATAAGATGTATATATATGTATTTGCGTTTTGACTATTATTTTTCATATTGGATATTCACTTGGTATTTATTATATGAATTTAAAATAACAAAGTACAATCCTAAATTTGGTCTTCATATAGCATTAATTGAGAATATTATAGTACTAATATTGATGTTTTATTATAAAAACTCATTTCTTTATATATTTCTTCTCCTCTTAGGTATTGGGTTATTTAAAATAATTCCGTTGTGGAGATTAAGATATACGTCAATTAGATGGAGAGATGTATACATGACGTTTGCACTATTTATTATTTATATTTTGTGGTTAATTATCAATCATTTTGATTTCAAACAATTCATGAATCTGGAATATAATAATATAAAAAATAATAAACCAAGTACGCCCTTTGCAAATGATGTTGATGAAATTATAAAATTGATCGGCAAATAATACCTTTCTTTATTACAAAAAATGAAGTGTGCTACCAAAGATCGTAATCTTAATCCTTGCCGCGGTAATGCCGTTGGTAAATTCTGTAAAATTCATCATTATATGTCTGAATATACTGATGAAATGGTTGCTCAAGCTAAGCCGTGTGGTACTTGTCGTAAAACCCATTTTATGGGTGAATACAATACGTGTCAATCTTGTCGTGAACGAGGATCGTCGCTACGAGAGAAAAGTAAAGAAGTGGTTGTATTATGTGCCAAAAAAGGTTGTGCATTTAAACAATCTGAAAATAAATATTGTGGGAAACATCAGCTCTATATGTTCTTGGATGAAACAGAAGCTGCTGGAATGAAAGCATGTGTTAATGCTGTACGCGGTTGTCGTGAGACGATGGATCAGTCATACAAATTTAGCCGATGCCAAGAATGTTTGAAGAAGGATCGGGAAAAAGACCACGAAAAGCGCGGCGTCGTGGTTGTTGGCAAGCAATGTACTGTATGCTGCAAAGAATATTCTGCGGACATGTTTGAAGGAGCCCGTGGTGCTACTCTGACATGTAAAAATTGCAGAGATGCAAATAAACGCGCGGATGAAAAACGCGATGCAGAACATGTAAAAGAATTGGCTCGCGCAAATGCCCAGAAACCCGAACGTAAAGATGTAAAGGTTGCGTGGAGAGAAGGAAATTACGAAAAAGTTGCTTTGTATTGTTTGAATCATCGCCAAAAAATGATTGAAACAGACTTGGATGGATTTCACCAACATAATGCCGAGGTAGCAAAAGCATGGCGTGATAAAAATCCGGAAAAGGTTCAAGAAGGATATAAAAGACATGACGAAAATGCAGAATGTTATTATAATATATACAAAAGAAATGCAGCATTAAAACAAAAGTCATTTGAATTAACAAAAGATGAATTTATGATATTAGTTAAAATAAATTGTACTTATTGTGGAATTATGCAAGAGAAGGGCTTTAATGGTATAGATCGGGTTAATTCTTTGGTTGGTTATATTTCAGAAAACTGTGTAAGTTGTTGTGCAACGTGTAATTTTATGAAAAAATGTTTGGACAAACAAACATTTCTACAAAGAATAGAACATATAATGACATATAATAAATTTGTAGATGGTAGTTTGTTTCCAGAAGCATTCAGGGATTACAAACCCACATTTGCATCTTATGTAGATAAATGTAATAAAAAAGATATATCATTTGATATTACAGAATATGAATTTAATGAATGTATAAAAAAGAATTGTTATTTGTGTGGAAAGGTAAATACGATAACGCATTCAAATGGAATAGATAGGATGAATAGCGACATTGGGTATAATAAAACAAATATATATAGTTGCTGTGCAAACTGTAATTATATGAAGAATAATTCATCGTACAAAGAATTTATGGACAAATGTTTACTCATTTACGAATACAGTATAAAAAATACCAATATTGTATTAGAAAATGTTGTTGTTGAAACAAGAGACATTGTTAAAGGGAATAAATTAACGAGTGAAGTAAGAAAAGAAAAAAACAGAATTAATAAACAAACCCAACGAGAGAGACTTATTGCAAAATACGGAAATGAAGAATATAGAAAAAATCATGCGAAACAAATCGCTGAAAATAGAAAAAAACATGGATAGAATAGTACGTTGGATAATGTATGGTACGAATGTTCAACTTGACAACGACGCGTTTTGTTGGTCACACGACGATTCTTAATTAAAATAATTATATACGAATTATTTTAATATAAATAAATTTTTATTACTATGTATAATATAGCAACGACGTACGAATGTATGTCATCAATTTGAATACGCAAGGCCTCCCATTCCGCTCATAATACGTAAGACGTTATAATTGCGAGCATAGACTCGGACCTTAGCGGTGTTGGTGCCCGAAACGGTAGCGTTGGACAAAACAAGCTGAAGAGTCGCGTTATCAATGCGCGAGAAGTTGCACGAACCAGATGGCTGATGCTCCTCAGGGCGAAGAGCAAACGAGTATACGTTGATACCAGTGTCTGGTGTGCGGGTGTGGTGCTGCCAAGGCTGTACCTGGTCAAAGTAGGTGCCTTCGCGCTCAGAGAAGCGATCCTGGCCGTTAAGCTGGAGCTTAGCAGTGACCACTGGGTTCTCACCCCAGCAGTGCATGTCAAGAGATGTCTCTGCAAGAACGAAAGTGCCTGCATCAGATACAGACGACTCTAAATTATTTGGAGAAGAAAGCACTTGTCCACCACCTGCTACGGTAGTGTTATTGAATGAGGCGGTTACAGAACCAGCACCAGCTTCACTGAACAACCCAGAAGCATTAATAAATGCATTGGCACCATTGACTGCAAGATCAGATGCAAATGCCTTAATGGAGTTAGGAAGAGCATCAATTGCATCAGTGTAGTTGAATGGCTGAGCACCAAGAGCATTGAAAAGAACCGAACCACCGTTAAGCGATGAGCAATAATCTACATTGCAATCAGGCTGTACTACCCAAATGAGCTCCTTGCAAGGATGGTTGAAGTTGAGGCGGATCTTGTTAGACGATGAACCAACCGACTCAGCGCCAGTGTACTGAAGCTGCTCAATAAGGTACTCATGTGGGTTTTGGGCCATACGTCTGCGCTCATCAGTGTCAAGATATACGTAATCTACGTATAACGAGGCAGCAACAAGAGATTGAGCATATGCTCTGTCTACCTTTTTAGCGTTGGCATCCAACCCAGATACTGCGAATAAGCACTCATCAATGGCGCGGAGATCAAGGTTGATCTTAACCTCGTGGTATTGGAGAGCAATCAATGGAAGAGCAAGACCAGGGTTATTGCAGAACCAGAAAAGAAGAGGTACGTAAAGAGTGGTTTCAGGAAGAGCCTTGCGAGGAGCACATACCTGGCGTGGAGCAGTAGAATCACATGGTCCATCCACATCGGCGAACGAGGGGTCAGTCAAGAATGTAAGCTGGGTGGTTTGGCCAACCATCTTATTGTAGCCCTTCTCCTGATTCTTGTCAAGGGTAAGCTGATTCCAGATCTGCATCCAGTCACCGTACTGTTTGTCAATTCTCTGGCCACCAATCTCAACCTCAACGTCATCTATAAGCTGATGTCCAGGGAAATCAAGCCACCGGGCATAAACCTCACCATTTGTTACATTGGCTAAGGACTGGTCAATCTGAGGAAGAGTGACTTGAAGGTAGGTGCGGTAGGCAAGATCACCGTTTCGCGAAATGGTGCATGTTACACGGCGACCAAAATCAGCCTGGCCATTGAAAGTCTGCTCAATAGACTCCATGGCAAAGTTTGTGTGGCGTCTGTACGTAACTTTCCAGAAAGTAATCTGAGGATTACCGGTAAGATAAATATCCTGAGCACCATAAGCAACTAACTGCATTAGACCACCTCCCATTATATAATATAGTAAAAGAAAAAAAAATTACATTTTACTAATTAAATTAAAAAAATATTAAAGTATTCAATTTATATATATAAATGAATTACAAACAGGATATTACATTGGATTTACTATATAATGCAAAGGTTAAATACTTTAATAACAAATATAGTAATTTAATTCCTAAATTAAACAAACAAATTGATGAACTGAAAGAAACTGTCACTACGGATAATGAAAAGGATATAATGTGTAAAATACACGAACTTGAAAAAAAAATACAATACATTGTAAATGAGAAAAACAAATATTACCTAGAAAATTCTAAATATTTATTTGAATATTTTGAATCAAAACAAAATATTGATAAAAACAATACTCCTAAAAAAACTATAAATTCTTTTTTTAATGTCAAAGAAAAAGAAGAAAAAATGGAATCTATGAACAAATGTATACAACAGTATCTAAAACGAAATAATTTTGATACATTAAATATAAATGATTATTCTTACAATAAAAATATATGTCTTCATTGTAATAAGGGGGAACTAATTAAAGTAAACCATGATGGTGTGGTATTGTGCAATCATTGTTTTATTACACAAGAATATCTCGTTGACAATGACAAACCTTCATACAAAGAACCACCTAAAGAGATTTCTTTTTATGCGTACAAAAGGATTAATCATTTTCGTGAAGTTCTCTCGCAAGTACAAGCAAAAGAGTCTACTGAAATTCCAAAAGAGGTTATTGAAAATCTCAAGAATCAAATCAAGAAAGAAAGAATCAATATTTCTGATCTAACAAATAAGAAAACTAAGGAGTTATTGAAAAAGTTATCTTATAATAAATATTATGAACATATACCATTTATTAAAGATAAATTAGGAATAAAACCACCAGTCATGACTCCCCAATTGGAAGAGACATTATGCAATTTGTTCATGGATATACAAATACCATATTCTAAATTTTGTCCCAATGATCGTGTTAACTTTTTGAATTATTATTACACACTCTACAAGCTATGCGAGCTGCTAGGAGAGAATAAATATTTGCAGTATTTTCCCATGCTTAAAGATCAAAAAAAAATAGAGCAGGATGAAATATGGAAGAAGATATGTGGTGAACTAGATTGGCAATTTATTCCGACAATTTAATGGCTTTATTATATAATGTATATTGTTTCAAATGCAAGTTATCATATCATCGCAATATCATTTGTAGTCTACATATTTGTCAATCTTTTTGAGAATATGATTCACTATAATATTGGTAGATTTAGTAATAAAGAAACAAAATTAGAACTACCTAGTACAAGTGATTTTATAAAAATAGCGGTAGTCATGTGCGTATTTGCTTTACTACAAGGTTTATTGACATTTTATTTTAATACATATTTTAAAAGGAAATCATAGAGTGTTTATTTTTTTCATCATTTATTTGATATTTCATATTCGCATATGGTTATCACGTTATTTTTTACAGTAGTATTGACTTTTATATTTCATGAATTATGAAGCCAACTCATGAAATATTATTTTCAATATTGTTATAATTCATGGTTTACAAACCTCCAGGAAATCCCACTAGAGATGCACCAATCCCCCAAGATGCGCCCTGGCGTACACCTGTACCCATAGATGGAATGTACACATCCAAAATACTGAATGTCATTGCGGCCACAAGAGCAATTAATCCGATGGCCTCTAAATCAAGTGACTGCTTAGGAATAGCGAAACACGCCAGTGCTACAATTAGACCCTCTACCAAGTACTTAATAATCTTTTTAGTTATTTCTTGAACATTGATCATATAATAATATTAATAGAAAAAAATATATAAATAAGTATAATTAATAAATGAAATGGCAAAACTAGTTGATTTGTTAGATGAAGATAAGCCAATCGCAGAACAAAAGTTTGCATGTCTCTCTTTTGTATCTCCAGAATACATTATAAAGAACAAGAATCTTTTTTTATTTGAATCCTTTCTAGAAGAATACGAATTTTCTAAATCAATGGAAAAATTCACTAAATTTATCAATTTTATATCGTACAAATACAATATCAAAAGCGACGATTTACACGAACAATTCAAAAAGTTTGTAGACTCTGAACGAGAAACATTGCAAACTACGGTGGAAGATGACTACAAAAACTATATTGATAATAACGAAAAACGGCTAGATAGCGAATATGCAAAGAAGAATGAGTTTCAAACATCGGTACGTGGTATTAAAGTTCGCGGTGTCTTCCCAAACCAAGAAGAGGCAGAGCTTAGATGCAAGATGTTGAGGGAACTAGATCCAAATCACGATGTATATGTTGGTCCAGTAGGAATTTGGATGCCATTTCACCCAGAAGCATACAAAACGGGTAATGTACAGTATTTAGAGAAGGAACTCAATGAGCTTATGCATGAGAAAAAGAAGAATGACGACTATTCTAAAAGCGTGTTTGATAAGAGAGTCAAGGAATCCAAGGTAAAGGCGATTCAAGAAAATATTGAAAAGGCAAGAGAAACAAATAATAAGCTGAGCCAAACTATCAATGAGAATGGAGAATTGGTTAGTATTCAAAATATGAATACACAAGAGAAAAATTTGGGAGTAAATGCTACTCTTGAAGAAATACAAAAAGAATTATTTGAAGGCGATAATATCGTTATTGGTAAATCAGATCACGGGCTAAATTCTATATTGAAAAATAATGTATAAGTATATATGCCATTAAAATCAATAATGATTAATAACAAATGTACAGTAATATTACGCACGCCAGGTGTAGCAATAACTAATATAGAGGGTAGAAGTAATGGTGCAAATATTTCATTTATGAATTTTACATATTCTGATTATATGATGAGAAGAAAAGCAGAAGTGTTGAAATATGATAAAAAGGATACGAATAAAAAGAGTAATTATTCTTATTTGACAAAAAATAGTTATTATAGTCAAAAGTCTCTAAAAAATTTTATTGATAACAAAACAACGGATTGCGACAATAAAATAACTTGCGCGTGCAGTGGAATAAAGGGTTCAGATACACCTTATTATTTAGATAGAAATGTACCGTATTATCCAAATATTTAGAAAATATATCTCAATTGCGCGTAAATATTACAATCTTAAATTTGGATTGATACAAATCTCCATCTTAGGAAATACTTGGCCACTCATACAAACATCTCCCGCGTATGCATTCGTGCATTCTCTCTGTCCATTATCTGTACCAATATAACAATAACTATTTTCCTTTACTAATTGTTCTTGTTTATATCCAGATAAAGTGTTAATTTTGTCTTCCAATTGTTTTACACCACCTTTATTTATTTCTTCTTGTTTTTTCTTCTCATTCTCTTCTTGGATTTTGATATTATTTTTTTCTATTTGTTCTCTTTCAGCCTTTTCCTTTTGTTCTCTTTCTTCATTTTTCTTTTTTTCTATTTCTTTAGCATAAATCAAATTATAAATGGTTTCTCTATAATAATATAATGCACCTAATAGTATTAATACAAACATAAATATTAATATTCCATAAGGAAACTCTTCTTCTTCACGAAAAACATTTCGCGTGGATACATTTGCATTATTTTCATAATGTTTATCTGGAATATTTCGTAACATATTATCAATACTTTTATTGGCTCTTACATTCAATGGACGCCCATTACCATAAATACCTTCAAATTCTTTACTTATCGTTTTCATATAATATTACCTTATATAATCTAAGATACAATTTCATTTTTTTTTATTCTTTCAAAAATAAGTATTATTTTTTCATTTAGAGTTTTTAAATTAGAAGTTGAACTATTTTCTATAAGCGGCTTTTCATAATTTACTGTATTTATAATGAACATAACTGCTACATGCAACAAACATTTTTTCTTTTTGTTACAAGCGGTTGTGTATTTGATTTTAAATAATTCAAATAAGGATTCAATGATTCTTTCTAAAATAGAATTATATTTAAAGGAAAAAAATATTTCCCATAAAATCCATACTATATTTTTATTGGGTGCAAAATCTCTTTGTACACACACGATATGTCTTTTATTTTTTAATAATGTTAATTCAAATTCAATTAACCAATCTATCCAATAAAATATATCCATTTTATTTTTAGTTTCTTTCAAATGATATGTAAATTCATTCAAAGCAATAAAACACTCTTTGGGGTCTCCTGATTTAAAAAATGGATGTATGTATTCTACATTGGGGGCTTTCAGATTGTTACTTATTTCAAAATTGAGCTGAAATTTTGGACTATCTAGCATAGTCTCTTTTTTACACTCTCCTATAAGCGTAGTAATTGTAAAAAAGATTGTCTGAATCTCTTCGCAATTTCTTAAATCTAAATCATTTAGTTTATTAGCAATCACTTTAAATTCATTAAACTTTTTGACTATATATAATATTAATTTAGGATTGTGTATATGTATATGTTTGCATATGTATTGTATATAAATATTCCATATATCTAATACTAAACCACTACATAGTAATTCGCATGTCCAATACAATGATTCGTCTTTTTTTTCATAATATAGAGAATTGTATAATTCTTTATGAACATGTCCCTTTTTATAGTTTGAAAATGTGATATTTTGAAAGTTTTTACGGATATCATTTATTTTCATTATTAAAAGTCTTTAAAAAAAAATACTATATTATACAAATGATTTACCTGTTAATATTATTAATTATAATTTACCTTTTTCTTGTATATTTCAAAAAAGAGGGATTTGAACAAAAGTCTATTTATAAGACCTATGTGAATGATATATATGATGAATTTTATACAAAAATATATGACGAATTAATACATATTATACCCTATGATCTAGAAATGATTAAACTAATGCAACCTTATTTTACAAAAAATAGCAGCGTTTTATGCGTGGGTTCCAAAACGGGACATATTGTACAATTATTGTCAAAATCCATAAATACTACTGGTATAGACAAATCATATGAAATGGTAAAAATGTCCCAATTTAAATATCCAAATAACAAATATATCTATGGAGAATATTCGTCCTTTATATTTCAACCAAATACATTCACCCATATATTATGTCCATTACTTACAATCAATACTGTTGATTCTACATTTTTCAATAATGCAAATGTATGGTTAGTACATCAAGGTTATTTGGCAATTATGTATTATAATGAAGAGTTTGACATACAAAATATCCGTAATCATTCGCCAAGCCACTATTTCAGATTAAATTATAAATATTCTATTACTTTACAAAAAAATAAAATAACAGAAAAAATAACAAACAAGAAAAATGAATTAAGAACTAATATTTTATATTTGAAAGATATTCATTTAGAAGAAGATGCAAAAGATGCTGGGTTTAGAAAAATAGACGAATACACGATACCAGATATAAAAGGAGTTTTCATGATTCTTTTTCAAAAAATTTAACGGCTATATTTGCCAATATTGACAAAAGAATCTAATACATAAATGACAAAAACTCCTAAAAAACAATAAAGAACAATTTCTTCATTCTTTTGATTTGTTTTTATTTCTTTTTGATCTTCAAACATTTCTAGTAGATTATTGAGTTTAGCTAACATTTCGTTATTTGATGGTTTACGTGGAGTCTCTCCGTTAATTAACATATAATTCGCTTTGATTGGTGGCTCTATTTTTTGAGGTTCTGTTTCCGATTTATAAAAATTACTTAATTCTCTCTCGTTATCTTCTTTCAAATTTTTATGAATTTCTGATATATTGAGATCATTGGAATCTTTTTTTATATCAGTTAGCATGCTCTTGCTCAACTTGTTCTTTTCACTGTTTAACTTTGTTTCTAAATCACTGTTTTTATAATCAATAGGTGAAGCATAAAAGGCAAGAGACATTCTTTATTAGATGAATATATTTTTTTTATTTGAATTATAATATATATGAAAAAAAAAGAAAAAAACATGTTTTCTGGATTAAAGATACTAAATGATAGTAAATTTTTTGCAGGGTTGGTTATATTAGTTATGAATATAGGATCTAAATACATTTCGGTTGAACTAAGTAAGACACAAGAAAACTACATCAAATATTCTCTCGGACGTCAAATACTAATCTTTGCGATTATATGGATGGGTACTAGGGATATAGTTACATCTCTTATCATGACGATTATATTTATATTGTTTGCTGATTATTTATTTAATGAACATAGTAAATATTGCATTATCCCCGACCAATACAAAGAATTAAATATGGTAGTAGATGTTCAAAAGACAAGAGTCACACAAAAAGAAGTGAATGATGCAATACAGGTATTAAAATTAGCACACAAACTAAAAAAGGATAAAGATGATAATAAAAATATTGAAAATACTTTATACAAAGAGAATTTTATTTAATGTTATAATATAATGAGTTATGAAAGTAGGCCTCGCGGGTCTAGTAGAGGAATTGCAGTTGAACAATACGTATCTACAATACCTTATGAAACTATGCCTTTTGTTGAAAATTTATTTTCCAACATAGTAACCGATGAAAATATTAAAGCAATATTTGATAAACCTCCTTCGTTTAACACAAAAATTATAACTGATACATTAAAAAAATACAGAGACTCTTTTCGCAATAGTAAAAATAAGGAAATCACATATAATAATTTACTATCTAATAATGTATTGAAGAGAGAAATACTTTATTATTTACTACAATATAGATTGTATGAATTGTATTATGACAATCAAAGAATTGATCTTGCAAAAGTAGAAGCACCCGACACAGATACTGATCCTACAAAAGGTAAATCTGCTAGAATAAGAAAAAAACAACTTTTAAATGAAGCAATCGCAAAAAATAAAAAGGATAATGATGCGATTGGATTAAAAAAAAACGAAAGTGAATTATATGAAATAGAAGAAAATGAAAAACTTGCGTCGGGCAGAACATTGTACATACTTCCAACCATTGATTCAGCTCAGCCAGAGAATATAAAAGCGAGTATGTTCGATAAAGTTAAAACGAATCGTTTTTATGTTGATTTGCTTACTTCAAAAAATAATCCAAAATATGACAATATATTCCTTTTACCAGTATTTACTACAAGGGGTGATTCATTAGAAGAGTTCAATGCTAGAATAGACCAAGAACTTAAAAATTTATCAGAAAAAATATTAGATAAGTCAAAAAGTGATAGCACAGCTTATACAAAGATTGTATATTACATAGACAGTGAAAAGGATAAACATTTTTATACAGGTTTTTTTGAAAAGGGGCTAAAAAAGGAATACATATCAGAACTTGATAATAAACTTAAAAATTTCTTTGTTTCTAGAATTGGTAATCAACAACTAAGTCTTAATTACAAACCATTTTATAGCGATATATCTGGTTTGAAAAGTGCTAATATTAGACTAAATATTAAAGAGTTAAAGGAATATGATGGAATAGAAGAATCATTAAAAGCATTAATTGATTGTATAACAAATTGTTATTTGAGTTTTACTGATAGCGATAAGCGTAAATCGTTGTCGGAAAACGTAAATATAAATACATTTCATTTATATTGTAGACTTGAAAATTTGGATGACTCAGATCCAATGGGTACAGTAGTTGCAGCTAGAGATTATTATTATTTGTTTTTAGAGAAAGGTAAAAATCCAAAAGTAGGTCATCTTGAAGTATCTAATGCTTCAAAAAATCAATATTTTTTTGTAGTAGATACGAAAGAGGGTATATTCAAAAATTGGGCTTCGGCTGTATATGTCTATGACAAAACTAAAGGTTTACCATTCAAACAGAATCCTAAGTTTAATTATAGAATAGATTTTAACGATAATGATAAAAAAGCAACTCTTATACAAACAGAACAAGAAATAGAAAACGGTAAAAAAATAGAAGAAAAAATAGTAATATCTTATACCGATGGAGAGGTAATAACATTTGACAAGGATAATGAAAAGACATGGAGTGAAGAATACAAAAAGTATCACAAAAAATACAATGGAACATTTGACGATGATGATATACCTCAATCTAAACCTAAATATGATGAAGAACAGACTAAGGAGATTAAAAGAACACTCATACAAGTAAGATATAATTATGGACAGATTCAATTCAAGAATATTCAAACAAAATTAAATACACCATACAATGGAGTCCTTAAATTTCATACGATTAACAGAGATTATGAAAAATACAATTGGTTTACATTTAATACAATAGATCGTTCATTAGAGCCCAAAAAAACAATCAATTTTTATGCAGATACAATATTTGACAAGGAATCTCTTAGAGCTTATTTGAAATCAGAAAACAAATTGACCGATACAACTCGTTTAGCATTTGAATTTTTAAAAATGAATTACAATATACCTGAATTAAAGAAATATGCTGATTTTATATACGATAATTTTAAAGGTAATATAAATTTGAATCTAAATGATAATACATTTGTTGAAAAAATCAAACAATCTATCATTGACTTGGTATTTGAAAAAAATGGTTTAATCTATGTGAAAAAGTCAAATATAATAGCAGAAAAACAAAAAGAAAAGGCAGATGCTGATAATTATAAGATAATTAACTGCAAGTATGTTTCCATACGAAATAAGGAAATTGAATTAGGAGTAAAAAGCTATTTTAATAAAAACGATTCAGAAGAAAAAAAGTTCCTGGTTAACAAAAATAAAAATTTTAAAGAGATAACAAACATGATTAATAATCAAGAGAAAAAAACAGGCGGATTTGCGATCATACAGATTACGAGAGATATGATTGGTGATTCCACAAGTCTATTAATTGCAGCAGAATGTAAAAAGCGAACGCGTCGTATCAAAAGTAAGGTCAAAAAAGCAATGAACTTTTTTTTGGAAGGAGGAACTAGAAAACTAAAAAGAAAGCGTACTAGGAGATATTATCGCACTTAGACTTTATAATGTCTAGTAATGTGGTTGCAGCATCTTCTATTTGTTTAAAATTGTTTAAAGTTTCTTTCTGAACTTCTGTTAAATAGTTATAATTATTAGATAAACTAATATGTTTGCTTTCGGCGTTTGTTAGTTTGTTTTCAATATCAGACTTTTTATTACGCAAGTCAGTTATTATGTTTTCCAGATCACACATTTCTTGACAAATATGTTCAATCTTGTTTTCCATCGCATTAATTTGATCCTTTAATATATCCAAGTGAGACATTATAATAATAATATTTCAATGTTTATATTATTTTAACCTTCTATTAATTTTTTTTTATTATACATCATTAATTTTATGTCATCTTTAATCATATTTAATGTGTCATCATTTTCTTTGTTATTCAAGTACCTTACAAACTTTTCTTTGATTTCAGGAAAACGATTGTCTTCAAGCCACTCTTCTAATAAATATTCTTTTTCTTCATATATCTTGTTCAATTCATACTCTTTTGTAGATAAAGTCCAGTTTAAACCATCATACACCATCATGTATTTATCCTTGATATTGGATATATATATGTTCATATTTTCAGGCTTTTCTGGATTGAAATGTATCTTCTCTATCAATTGTTTAACACAATAATTGACTTGCTTGATACAACTGATATAATCCTTATCAGTTAGATGCGATAAATCACTATTATTGTATGCTAGTAGCTGTATGTTATTGACCGTATTATTTTGTATATTTACATTTCCATGAATTTCCAACTTGCTCATTAGCTTTTCAATCTGTTTTGCCTGCGTTTCAATCTTCTGATTCATCAATCTCACTAATTCTTTTAGATCTTCATCCGTATTTTGTTTACAAGAATATTTTATGTGATAATACATAGACTGTTTATGTGCGAAATTTTTATCACAGTACTTGCAAAAAAATGTTGACTTTTTGTTGACTTTTTTTTCCGGAATGTTGACTTTTTGTTGATTTTTTGTTGACTCTCTTAAATGTTTTTGGGTACGAGTATGCCTCTCAAAGTTGGCTAAAAGATGGGTTGAAAAATGACAACAATCACAAGAAAAATTATTCATATTATATATTCTTTTTATTTTATTTATATTCTTTTTATTTTTCTGTAAAAAAAAGGAATATGCTTCACTGAAAATGCAGCAAATAAAAAGAATGTATATATTCTTTTTACAGCATATTCTCGAGTCAACAATCCTACCCTAAAAAGAATAGGGGGGAAAACTTGATAAAAAAATCTTATAAAAAATAAAATTCATGGAATGAAAAATAAAAATCAAAATTTTTATAAGAAATTTGAATTATTTTAAAAATGTATTTCGTTCATGTTAGAGTTACCCAAAGATATTTTACATTCATAAGTATTCTAACCAATCGTGGTTTAAAATTATAACTGTTTAGTTATAAACCAATAATTCATTTGTAAAAATATTTGTAAATTTTAAATTTTACAAATATTCAATCATATGTTTCTCATAAATCTCCACCGTCATATATTTTTAATATATCACTTACAACAGGACTTCTTTGAATATCAGAATCATTCAGTTCAACATACTGAATGGAAGAATTTGTTAATTCTAACATTTGTAAACGGTGAATAAAATCATACAACCCATTATCATCTGAACGATCACTTTGTTTCAAATCTCCAGTAACGACCATACGCGAATCATCCCCCAAACGTGTCAATAACATTTTCATTTGTTTTGGAGAACTGTTTTGCATTTCATCCGCAATAATAAAACTACGTTTGAAAGTACGTCCGCGCATAAATGCCAGAGGTGAAATTTCAATGACACCATTGTCAACCATTTGTTTGATTTCAGAAAGGGATACAAATTCAGAAAAAATATCAAAAATGGGACGCGTCCAAGGATTCATTTTTTGTTCTACGGAACCGGGTAAAAATCCCAATTCTTCATCCACTGAAACGATCGGCCGTGTAATAATAATACGATCTATATACCCTTGTTTTAATTCTTGAATGGCACTAGTACAAGCAAATAAAGTTTTACCAGAACCAGCAGGTCCCACTCCAAAGACAACCGAAACATTACTATTTTTCATGTAGTCTACATATGTTTGTTGATTCAATGTTTTGGGAAAGTATATATTTTTTTGTCTTTCTTCATATTGAATTTCTCGCGAATCTTTGCGCTTCACATCTAATGCAAATGTGCGACGCAAATTTTGATTGAAAAGAAACCCATTTGATAAATAAAGGAACGCAAAAAAAAATAATAAGTTCATTTAAATAATAATATATAAAATGTTTATATATTATTTAACAATACACAATGTGTTAAGCCTCTTTGAGTAGTTATTGAATTCCACACGTGTTAACTATAATGGTTTAAAGTTTTTATGTAATGTATACAAAATGAAGTATCTGATTTCAATAAAGTACGCTATGCCAATTTCTGTATGGGCTGGGTTAGGATTTATTCGCGGAGTCAATTCTTATAATTATTAGAATAATCAACCATATATGTATTCATCTTCATTCATGCATGGTACAGTTGGTCTATTGATATATGTAAATCCAGTCTTCTTACCATTTACAACGTACAAAGAATTTTATAGATTGGAAATTAACATAAGAGATTTAAATGAAAAGAAAGATAAATATTACAACAAATTATTATAATGATAACACAATTGCTTAACATTACAAGTTAGATAGGTCTAGAGATATACTCTTGTCACTGCGCGACTTACGTCCTCGTTTAGGCATAGGCATTGTCAAATTATTGATTTCCTCAAGACTGATAGTACTTTCATTCTTGTCATCCACTTTTTTATTCAAGCTACTCAAAATACTGTTGATGTTATCTGGACCTCGCATCTCTTCGCGTGGACGAAATGGCGCCTGTGACATCTCTTCTCTCATTGGCTTCTGTCCAAAGTCCTTCATAAACCCACCAAGACCAGGAGATGTGTTCTCCATGGAATTTACAGCAGCCTTGGTAAACTGTTGCATCAAGTCAGGATTTTGTCGCATAATGTCATCCATACCAGGAATGGCCGACTTGAACATGGTATTTGTCATATGTATCATCATGCCGCTTGCTGCAAGCTGAAAAAGCATTTTCAATTCGGGTGCCATTTTTGCCTTTGAACGGTATTTTTCATGCAACTCTGCAAAAATTTCGTCATAATCATCTAAATTTTCATTGATTTGTTCTGACCAACCATCCAATTTAATATCAAATGGGTCAAATTTGCTATTTAAAAATTCCAATCCGGTTATAAGCGTAGTCAAAACTTTTCCTTGAAATTGTACACTATTTTTAGTCTCTTTCTCAGCAACGATATACTCGTACTCACCTTTCATTTCATCCAAGGAACAATCCATATTGTATCGCTTTGATAAAGTAACCCCTTTTTGTTCAAGAGCTTCCAACTTTCTAAGATATTGAAATTTTTCTTTCAATAACTCCTCTTTTGATTTATGTTCTACTTTTTTAACTTCCTCCTCAATATGAATATTATCAATATGTTTGAAATTATCCGTACTAGTCGTATCAAAAGACATTGTGCTTTTTCCTATCATTATCGGAGGATCATCTTTCTTTTCAACTGTGAACTTTGTTTCTTTAAATTGCATGGGTTTTGTTTCGGTCTTGAATGTAAAACTGTCCAATTCCTTTAACTCATCTTCAAGAGATATGTGTTCTGTTGGAGTACTACTTTTTTTGCGATCATTCATTAAAAGCTCAATACCTCCGCCAAAGTTAACAGAAGGAGTATCTGGAGAATTAAAATGAGAATCTAGATTGATTTCTTCCATATTACATTATAAATATGTTATAACTTTAAATTTATCGCATTACTAAATATATTATTTAAACCGTTTTTAGATAAATAATCCATCAATTGCAAAAAACAATCGGCTAGATCATCTTTCTTTTTGTGAGTATTAAAATAATCTAATGAGTCGTAATAATGTTCCTTAATGATTGCACGAGTCACATTAACACTGAGTTTTTTTCTCTCTGCATAGCTCAGCTTAACCGATGTAAAGGGTTTTAGTTTGTTGCACGCATTCCAATATGTAATTTCGCACCCCTTACCAATATAGTACATAGTAATCATACCTTGTAAACTTTTCATTCGTATTGCATTTGGTCCAATTTGATTCTCTATGATGACGTGTGTGAAATCATAATCAATTTCTTCTAGTACTTCATACAACTTTTTTCCTAAATGAATTAAGTTTGCCTTTGTTGCATTTGTAGAACATAATTCAACTACTTTCCATTCAATAATGTTCTTGTCATAAACAATATAGGCTAAATTTTTTATTCCAACATCTATACTGATAAACATTGTATTATCTTGTTTGTATTATTTATATGGTATTTGTTTTACCAATAAAACAATAATTATAAAATTTTGAAAATAAAATATATGTTCTTTTATTATCTCAATTATTTTGTAAATATACATCATAGTATATGTGAAAATTATTTATTTTGTTTTTTAATAACAAGACGTTTTATAGATTTTTTGTATGATAAAACTGGAGGTGGTCCGGGTGGAGTTTTTGGTTCTACTAGTCCGAACGGGGTTAATATTTTTTCTTTATGGACTGTTTCAAACATTGCATTTCGCGTAGGTTCTACACGTATTGTTTCAATGTTGCATGGCTGTAAAATATGTCTCGGTATACTTCTAGGTGTGGTTGGTCTGAACATCCTACTAGGGCTTTTTGACCTTGATCTGGATACATCAAATGATCTCATACAAATTATATATAAATTATATAATTTATATTTTTTACATATAACTAGAACGCATTGGTCTGGTTTGGTTTACGAATGATGCTTGTACAATTAAGAATTTTTCTTTTGTATCACACGTTTCATATCCTTTTGGATGCGAATTATCATTTATGCTACTAAATGTATACGGTATACTGTTTCCCAATACATGCGGCACAGTTTCAAAATTATAATTCATTATTTTTTCAGTGTTTCTCTGTAAATATTCTCTGTATTGTCTATTTGTTTTAATATTATTACGCCTGATTTCGTTATTTATGATTGAATTGGGAGAAAAATGATTGTATAATTTTTCATTTTCTATAAAGGTATATGG